GGCGCAAGTCCATGAGGCCGCGCACGTCGTTGACGGACATGTAGCCGGCCTGGAGCGCCGTGCTGAACACCTGCGCCTGGGTCGCGGAATCGCCGCGCAACAGTCCGTCCATGTTGACGCGCAAGAAGGCGTCACCAGGCAGGAGCCGGTTGTGGGCCTCCTCGATAGCCGCGATGAGTGGGGCAAGCGAGTACCGCGTGAACTGGATGGCGTTGTGCTCGACGCTCGCGTAGCTCATCGCGCCAGGAGTGTTCAAGCCGATCATGGACGGCGGCACGCGGAAGATGCGCGCCACCTCCTCCACCGCGAACTGCCGCGACTGAAGCATCTGGGCCTGCTCGCCATCCGAGCCCGTCTTGACGAACTTAGAACCACCCGACAGCACACCAGGCCGGTGAGCCTTGCGAAGGCCGCGGTGCCCCGCCTCAAAGGCGTCCACCAAGTCCTTCGCCTGCTCGGCAGTCAGATTGCCGGGAAACTCGATGATGCCCGAAGTGTTGGCGCCGTTGGAGAAGTAGCGGGACGCGAACTCATCCAGCGCCTTCGCCAGCCCCAGCGTCTGCTTCAACTCATCCACCCGGGACACGCCCTTGAGCGAACCAGGCCGGCGCATCTCAGTGATGTAGAGGACATCCTCGCCAGGCAGGACCGCCTGACCGCCGTCAATGACGAACTCGCGCATACGGGTCTCGCGGTTACGGCGAATCTCCACCCGCGTCGGGTCAAGCGGCTGCAAGGCGATGACCTGCCCCGACGGATTGCGGAGCACCTGAACGACGGCGCCGTGCGACAGCAGCATCGACACCACCAGCTGCTTGTAATACTCAATCCGCGACGAGCCGGGACCCTCAGGCTCATACACCCAATCGGGGCGCGGCCGGAACGGCAGACGGTTGCCGTCACGGCGAATGAACGTGTCCACCGGCAGGCTACTGATGGTGTCCGACAGCAGGCGAACACAGGCATAGGCAGCGCCCACCTGGAGCGCGTTCTGCTGATTCACAACAGTGCCGGCCCACGTCGTCATCCCCGAGACGTCAATACCTGAGCCCCACACCTGCTGAAACGAGATATCCCGCTGCTCATCTGATGCGCCAAAGAGACGTCCGAGCATCACTGACCTCTCTCAATCGACACACCAAACACCAGCAGCAGCGCGCCGGCCACTACTAAGCCCAGCCACGGCGCAACCAGCGCCGCCCCGCCCGAAACGGCCAGAGCGCCCGCGATCTGCAAGGCGAGAGCAACGCGCATAAGAACTCCTAGACAGAGAAGAAGGCGGCAACAGGGGCAGGTTCAGGCTGCTCACGCCGATGGGTGGCCCGGTCAAACGCGATGAGAGCGGCGACCGCGGCGTCAATCTTGCGAGGAGAGCCGCGGTGCTCCTTCACTACCCGCGGCCCCTTGCCGTCAATCTTGATGACGCAATTGTCGAGATGTCGCGCAAGGGTGGGGTGATGATCGTGCGCGACGCCGCCAGACACAACCGCGTCATAAAACTTGGCCGTTGCGGGAACCATTCGAGCCGGACTCGAGGACGGATACTCCACGATGGGGACACCCGCCTCAGCCAGGGCCTCCATTGAGCGTGCCCAACGGAAAGGGTCGCATGAGACCTCGACCACATCCAGCTCGGAACACACGTCGAGAATGCGAGCCTCAACAGCGCCGATGTCGACGCGCCAGTCATCCCGGTCACCCGGCTGCTTCTCCCAGACATCAACCAGCCACACCCTCGGGGTTTCCTCGACCGTCGCCCCGACGATTGCGGTCGTGTCGTTGTTGAATGAGCCGTCGAAGCCCAGCACCACCTGGACCTCGCGCCCGACCGGCGCCGACGTCGGCAACTCCGACCAAGCCCCGTGCGGCAGCCACGCCTGCTGGCTGCTCACAAACACGTTGGTGCGCTTCGTCCGGAACTCAGCCTCCGGCGTGCGCTTCACCGACGACTCAAAATCCTCGGGGTCTTGAATGTCGCCGTACCCGGGATTGGCGACCTGCCAGTTCTTCGGGTCACGATGGTCACAGTCAGCCGGGGCCTGCCACCAGGCGCCGAAGAACGACGGGTCCTCGACCTCGCCGGCGGCCACCCGCTGCGCGTACTGATACAGCGAATAGCAGACAGAATCCTGCCCCGTCGTGTCCGTGCGCACGCCAGCCGTCGTGATCGCCAAGGTCAGCGCGTCATATCGGGCCGCCTGCGCGAGCGTCATCACGTCCCACAGTTCACGGTTGGGGGCTGCATGAAGTTCGTCATAAACGACCAGAGTCGGCGACAAGCCTTCCTTCGTGAACGCCTCCGAGGACAGCACCCGGTAGACCGAGCCCGTCGACGGGATCTCAATAGCGTCCCGATACAACTTCGCCTGCTCGGCGAGCTCGGGCGACATCTCCACCATCTGCTTCGCCGACCCGAACACGATGCGGGCCTGCTCGCGGTCAGCGGCGCACGAATACACCTCGCCGCCGCGAGGCCCCATGAACAGGCCGTACAGGGCGATGCCGGAGCCGAGCGCCGATTTTCCGTTCTTCCTACTCAAGCCGACGAGGGCAACTTTGGCCCTCAAGCGGTGATCGGCTCGACGGGCAAACAAGTTGTCCATCAGTTTGCGCTGCCAAGGGCGCAGCAGCAGCGGCTCACCAGCACGCCCACCAACAGAATCCTTCACCTGCGGGCACAGCGCCTCAATGAACTCAGCCACCAATGGGCCATCGCCGCGACGAATATCAGCGGCAGGAACAGGGGTCAGGATCGCCGGCGGCCAACCCTTCACTTTCCGAGGTGCCATGCGCAGTGGCTCCCTACTTCTGGCGCTTCGCCTGCAACTTCTCCAACGTCGATGCCGCCTTCACTTCAGCCAAACCGAGCCGGGCACGCGAGGTCGGATCAAAACCGAGCAGCGAAAGCCACTCACTGATCTCCTTATTGAGGTCTCGCAGCTGCTTCCGCGCCTCAGTTGAGGCCTCGGCAATCGGCAGCAACCGAGCACGCTCCTCAAGCGACTGGCGCAGCATCGCCAACCGGACAGCGTCAGTACGAGCCAGCCAAGGCGACCCCGACGCCATGATCTCCTCAAAGACCTGGGCCGCGTCATGCTCGTAAGGCTCAAGCTCCACAGGTTCAACCGCAGCAATAGCGGCGCCCTGCTTCTTCCCGTGACGGGTCGCGTTCCAAGTACCCGTGCGCTTGTGCTGCTCCAGAGGCTTCGGCGGGCGACCAGTCCTCGCCATCAAGCCTCCTAAGTCAGTTCAAGCCGAAGCGCCTCAACCTTTGAGCGAGTCCAGTCGGTCCCACCACCAGCCGCCAGGACCTCACTGAATT